AGCGCTCCTACTGCTAATAGGGCAACACCTAGCGGACCTGTAGACAGGCCGAGAAGAGCGGCTGCGGATTTGATCGCGGTTAACAGAGCTGGAATCACCTTTAGCGCTGTTGAGAGCGTCGTGAGAATAACGACAAACCCAAGTATTCCGCCAGCGGCCGTTGCGAGTCCGGATACGAGTTCCGCGTTAGCTGACGTGAAGTCCGCGAGTTCAATGATTAGCGGAGTCAGCGTGTCGAGCGCCTTCTGTACGACTGGCGTAAATGCTTCGCCCATCGCGACGGTTGCTTCGTTCGTAGCTTGCGTAAAGCGCGCCTGACTACCGATTATTCCTTGCATCGCTTGATCCGCGTTGCCCACGTAATACGCACCCTCACGGATAAATCCGTTCAGTGCTGCCTGTGTCTTCTGTGCATCCGTAAGCTTTCCGGCCGTCGTTCCGATTGTTGCTGCGTATTCTTTCTGCATGACGCTGAGATTCTTCGTTACCCCGACCGCATCCGCGAGTACGGAGTTACCGTTCTTAATCCCGTCAAGTGACGCCTGTATCGCGCCGCCCATCGTATAGAACGACTGCCGCCCGTATGCCGCCGAGTCCGCAAGCGAGTTAATCAGCTTCGTCGCTTCTTCGAGGCTTAGTCCGGTTGATAGCGCCGTCTTAAACGCTTGTGCCGATTCAGTCAACGATAAGAATCCGCGCGAAGACAGCTCTTGTACGGCCGCCTGCGCATCCTTCGTCTGGATACCGAATCCTTTCGCTACCGCGTTGAGCCCCGCGAACGCCGAGTGCAGCTTCGTAGCCGCTTCGACTGCGCGCATCATTTCGTTAACTAGCTTCGATAATCCCGCGCCAGCCGCGAGCCCTGCAATCGCGCTTCCCATATCGCGGAATCCGTCAGCACCGCGCCGCGTATCGCCCTCAAGCTCGCGTATCCTGCGACGTGCCTCTTCCATTTGACGCCGGAACTCCGCCATCTCTAGCGTAATCCGCGCCTGTATTTCGCCGACATTCGTGCCGCCTGCCGTCATCTTAGCGCCCTCCTTATCGCGTCATTTACAAAACGTTGATATAGACGCTCGTTCGTACGCAGCGGCCGCGAAAGGAACTTAGGACGCGTACCGGGCGTAGTCGGGTTCTTGTATTCGCCCATTTCGTGGACACGCAGCGCGTAGTTAAAGCGAACGCCGCCCGCTTCTTCCGTTGCGGAATAAAATACCTCTCCGTAGATATGGCCGTTTTCGTTCTTGACGCGCTTGCCCGCCGTCATCCGCAGCGTACCCGTCTTTAACGGCGCTTCGTTGCGTGAGTCCGCGAGCAGACGGTCCGTAGCGTCGTGCAATCCGGACATAGCTCCGGCAATTACTTTCGCTTCTTGCTGCGCTAGGAAACGGTAAAGCCCCGCTACATCTGCGTTAAACGTCATACCCGGTCACCTCGCTCCCATCCGCATCTGATCGCGGAGTAATTTAATCGCAGCCTCGTCGTATTTAGGCGCGCTGCTTTGCTTGAATCCGGCCGCATTACGTAGGCCGTCCGTATATGCACGGAAATCCTCTACGCTCGTCGAATGCGACATCACGTTAACGTTGAGCGCGTCCAGCGTTTCGCCAGCCTTGCGCCGTGTCTCCGCCTCAAGCACGTCAAGTAAGTCCATAACGTAGTAGCCCCGCTCGAACTCAACTTGCGTTTTGCCCAGGCGTACGGCCGCGTCAATGAAAAATTGGTCTAGCGTTATTCCGCGCTCATCACTGCGTCCGCTGCTTTGTCCAGCGTTTGTGTCAGCTTTAGAGCGCCTTGCACGTTTTTTAGGAGTCCGCCGAAATCGTTCACGCGCGCAACGGCGACAAAGTACGCCATTAATTCGTCCGGAGATACGTTCTCGTTGATCCACGCGGGCTCTAGTTCCGTCAGCACCGCGACCACGTTAACGACGTCGTCGATTGTGCTCTCTACGACCGCGAGCAAGTACGGTATCCGGCTGTCTGCAGGCGCGGTTACAACGCTGATTAACAATTGCGGTAAGTTGCCGACAACGCTGTAAAGTTCGCGCCATTGTCCGATCGTTACTTTGCGCACCTTAACCGCCTGGCCTCCGAGGATGATTGCGGACGGGTCTACTGCGGGAATTTCCGCTTTATCTGAACGCTTAAATAGCTGCATTATTTTCGCTCCCTATAAATAAAATAGAGGCGCAGTTAAGCGCCCCTTTCGTGTCGAACGTTGCTTACGGAGTTGCGGTAATTGTGTCGTCGCCGAGGATAAGGATAACGCCGTCTTCGTCCGGAGTGGACCGGAGTGTTACGTTGGTGATGCGCTCGTTTTCGTTGTTGAACGAATACGACAGGTCAGTTTCCGAATACGCTAGAGGCAACGTGAGCCAGTAGTCCGGGTCCGTTTTATGCGCAAGTGGCTTAATTACGGCGATCTTAGCGGTATCCAGCAGACTCACGCCTACACCGGTCTTAAGCAGGACCTTCGTTCCGCCCGTACCGGTAACCACCTCTGCGCCCGCCATGATCTTCGGAATGACGTCGATCTCATATTCCGCGAACGGAACGGTGACGCTGACATTGCGGCCGGTAATGCGCTTATCGACGATGGTTTCGCCGGTCTGGTCCGTCTTCTGTTCGCGGTACGTAGTTTCCGTATTCAGTACGACGCCGCCGATGGTCGTTTCAAACGTGACCATTGTTCCGCCAGAACCGTACTCAACGATTGCTGGGCCGATCTCGATTTTGCTAAAGTCTTGAGCCATTCGTTATTTCCCCCTTTAATATGCGTAACAAAAAGAGCCGCCCGGTTACGGACAGCCCTGCGTTTATAGCGATGTTGTTAGCGTGAAGTTGACGGAGTATAACGCGCGGCCATTCTCGTCCGGACCGAGATACCATGGCGCAGATTGATCCGCCAGGCACTTGACCACGCGCGTACTTCCGAGCATAAATTCCGCCTTACCGTGCAGCGCCGCAATCAGCGCGTTACCTTTCACTTCCGCGTTCGCCGCCAGCTTAGCGCGTATGATGACCTGGAACGACGGATACGCAACGGACGACCACTCGCGAGGTGGAGGTCCGCCGGTTATCCGCACATAAGCGCAATCATCCGGATTAGCCGCGATAAAGTCGTTACCGACTACGATGATGCCCGGCATTGCGAGCCGGACTGCTGCGTTGATATCCGCTAGGGTTAGCGCCATTTATACGTTCACCTCCGTTAGAATCGGCCGACCGCTCAGCATCCGTTTTACACCGATGGTTAATGGATCGTAGGTCACCGCGTCTCCTAATTCGTTGGTATACGTAAGTGTGGCGTCTAAGCCGATGTCCGCAAGCTTATCGAAGTAAAACGTACCGACGCTGACGACTTCGGCTCCGTATTGATTACGCACGAGCTTAACGCCCTCTTGAAACCGGCATTTCAGCGTATACGGTTCGCCCGGTATCGGCGTATTATAGTCCGGATCGAAGCCGCCCGCCGGCGTAATTGTGACCGTTTGTTTCAGCGGTATAAGCGCCATTACATCGTCACCCACTTAACCGCACGCTTGCTGAGCTTAACGCCGTTCGCCGCGCCGATTAACGTGTAAACGACGTCCGGAATCAGCGCGTCGAGGCCCGTTTTCAATCCGTCCTTAAACGTAAAATTAGCGACGCCGGTCAGTCCGAAGCTCGCTACGCCTTGCTGCTGCAGCGCGTTCGTATCGTTAAACGCGATCGCTAATACGTTGCAAAATTCGTAAACCGCCGCGTCCGGTATCGTATATTGAGCGTATTTGGCCGTCAGCGTCCGTCCTGCCACGTTAACTATCCGTAGTTTTTTGGCGTCGTCTGCGTCCGTCCAATCCTCAGCGTTAATACAGTTCGCGTTGATATACGTTGTTGCGTCTTCTACCGTAATTGCCACGTAAACACCCCCGTTATTTAGCGGAGGTATTCGCGGGAGCCTTACGCGGTTTAGGCGTCGGCTTAACGGGTTCCTCCGGCTTTTGCTCCGCGACTGCTCGCGGTTCCTCCGTAATCCGTACGGCGTCAACTAATGCGTCAAGTACGGCTATTTCCGCCGGATCGTCCGTATGAAAAAGGCCCCCGCTAAATCTGCGGAAGCCTCCGTCTACGTAAAATCCGAGTTGCTGATAGCGCGATTCGTAAGTCGCCATCGTACACCTCCGTTATATTACGACAAGCCTTTCAGGCGGCCGTGAGCTTTTTCTTGTTCGAGCATGAGCGTGTACTCGCCGACGATCTGGCCTTTCATCGAGTCACCGACAACACCGAGGTAAGTGTGGCCGAACTCACGGGTAGCCATCGGGTGGATTTTCAGACGGTTCATATCCGTCAGGAACAACTCGTCAGACGCAAGGTTTTGGTTAAGAACAATCTCGAACTCACCGAAGTCAGTTACGATCTTGTCTACGACTTGGCCGCGCGCATTCTCACCGCGAGTCAATACGATCTTGTTCGCGTCAGTACCGGAAAGGGCAACCTTCTGCTTAGCGGCAACTTGAATCTTGTAATCACCGCCGGAAGCGAATCCGCCAGCGTCATAAACGGTCTGAGCCAGCGTATTGATAGCCGCCAAGGTTACCGCACCGCCGACGTTGGTAACGTTAGTCTGAATAAACTGACGGATACCCTTCATCTGACGGACCTGACCGTTTTCGTACGAAACACCGTTGATCAGCGCTTTTTCCAACTGCAGCGCGAGCTCAAGCTGTTTCTTTTGCTTTTCGTACTCGTAGAGGTCATTTACGCCATGCTGCGCTACTGCCTGCGCTGTGCCGGAGATATCGACGGAATCGGTGAAAATTTGCGTAAGGTTGGATTTCCGTACGCGAGCCTTATAACGGGCGTCACGAGCAGCCGCGCCCTCAACGCCTTCGTCAAACAGAAACTCTACCCTCGCTCCGGAAGCAACCGCCGCTGCCGTAGTCGAAGCGTAGCCGCGCGTAACAGTCAGCGTTTTGGTCCCGGTGTTGATTGCGGACACGTACAGTAGCTCATCGACGATTTTGATCACGGAGCCTACGCGGAAAGGTGTTACATCCGCTACAACAACGTCCGTAGCGCCTACGAGTGCAGATGCGGTAGTTACGGTTTCGTCCGGGAACATTTCGTCTTCGAACCAAACGTGTTCAACCGCTGTGATCGGCGTAGAGAATCCGATTGCGTTCAAGAGTGGCGTCTGATGCGGATTCAGCAGAAGCAGTTCGTCTACGATGGACTCGCGTTTACCTACGATAGAAGCGTTATAAATTTTACCCATTGTGTGTATTTCCCCCTGTAAATTGAGTGCTACGGATAAATCCGCGCAATAAAATAAGCCGCCAATTCCCCGCGACTTTATTTCCGTTATTCAGTTACTTAGTCAGTTCGTCCTTAAGCGCCGCGTAAGCCATCCGGTCTTCAATACGTCCGGTCTTGCGCGCCTTGTCTGCGGCTTCTTTGAGCAGCTGTTCCTTCGTCTTATCCGGCGGATCGGCCTTCCCGCCACTTGCGCCGCCAATCGGTTTTGCCTGCGTCTTCTCAACGAGATAGCCGTGTGCGGCAACTAACGCCTCGACCGCTTCCTTCACGCCGACCGCGTTACCTTCGTCATCAACCGTTACCCCGCTTAAGTCCGCCAGTTTAACCGCAGCCGCTAAACGGTCAGCTGGCACATTAGCCTCGCGTGCCAGTGTGCGGAATTCAGCGTTAATAATGCGTTGATTAGCGGCTGTCTCGCGTGCTGTGCTGCGGTCTTCCGCTTCCTGCGCCTTCTTAAGCGCTTCGGCCTTCTCCGCTTCCAGACGCTCGGTATCGGACAGTTTCGCTTTCTCGCGGTCAGCCTCCGCTTGTTCAAGTGCAGTCAGCTTCGTTTTGATATCGTCATAATCTTCGCGGCCTTTACGGTCACGCGCTAGGCGTTCGGCAACAATGCGGTCTAGATCCGCTTGGCTGAACGTCTTATCGGGCGCGGGCGGCGTTGGGTCTGGCTTCGGATCAGCCGGATCGGGGTCGCCTTCCGCAAATAGCTGCAGATTCATCGGATATCTACTTACGTGCTCATCAATTACGTTAGTCATAGTGTCTCCTCCGGTTAAGGTCCGTCGACCATCGGTTGTCTGACCGTAAAGTTTATCGCGTCAATTCACGTCTGGACGCGGAGCCTTATTGCTCCAGTAGTTTCGGATCGCGTATCGCCGTTACCAAATGTTTACAGCATGGGTGGAAGATTTCGTTACGCGGTAAATCGCCAATGAACCGGTATTCCCCCGGCGCATCCTGCGTTAACTTAACGATCATTCCTTCATACCCCCGACACTTATCAATCGCATTGTGCCGCGAGATCACGCCATAATAAGCACCGCGTCCCACAGCTTCGTTTATCGTAGACTCGCGTTGGGTCGCCGCCATCTTTGTCCGCGTCAGCATCTTTACGTAATTTTCAGGTGACCAGCGGCGGCCTGCGCTATCAATAATTCCGGTGTCAATCGCGCTACCTAGCGTTTTCTTCATGCGCGCCAGAATATCAGTATTAAGCGTCCGGTTGCCGTTAACTCCACGCGTAAGATTAGCACGCATTGAATCGGCGGTCGCTTGGCGTACGGCTGTCTTTACACGGCGGTCTACGTTTTGTGTGACGGCCAAAAGGTCCGCCTGTGTATCCGCTACCGCCGACGCCACAAATTCGCGGTTAATCCGGTTAAACTTAACGATCTTTTCCGCTGCGGGCAGCGTATCCGCAGCGCCAAGCGCTACGATGGTCCGCGCGATTCCGTCCGTCGCAGCCTTCGGGATGTGGCGCTCAACCCAGGTAGCGGACTCGTCGTTTAGAGAACGCAAAGTAGCCGCAACTTCGGCGAGTGCGGCGCGTGAGTTAGCGCGGGACATTGCGGTTAAATCTAAGCGTAGGAGCCCCGCGCTTATAGAGAGCATCGCGTTTTTATACGCGCGGACGAGTATCTCGATATCGTAGTCGTAGATGGGCTCCGGGATGACTGGTATCATGCCGCTACCACCTCACGTGCGAATTCCTCAAACTGCCCTGCGTTTGTGTTGCGGTATCCGTATGTCATGTGAAAGGTGCCATGACAACCTTCACACAGAGTGACTCCGTTATCCAAGGACGTACGAACTTCTGGATTGTCCGCATAGTTTCGAATGTGGTGCGCGTTGATCTTTCCGCCCCGCTCTCCGCAGCATTGACATGTGTAGTCGTCGCGCTCATACACCGCTGACCTCCACGCCGTATACTCCGGAT